CAGTTCTTTGCTTCCATCGCTGGTTGCCGCCGTGACATACATCTGCTCGCTTTCCACCCGGATAGTATGCCCCGGGGCAATCGTGCCTTCAACGCTGACAGTGACCGTGGTGCTGGTAGCATCAGCCACAGTTATGTTAATGCCGCTGGCTTCATACGGCGTGTCGGTCTCACCGTCTCCATAGCCGAATACCCCAGCAATCTCCACTCCCCGCTGTATTCCGTTAGCAAAAGATCCGTAACTGCCGTTGGGGTTTATTTCAGCCCTGATTTTGGGATACTCATTCAGGGGAAATAGAAAATAATCCGTATTCTCGGTAAGTGAGTTCTCAAAAGTGCCGTCTCCATCATCATCGGTCTTGAGGGTAGTTATGGAGAGGATATCATCACGCAGGAACAGCTTACTGCCAGCCCCCGGGTAATACCTGGTGCCTTCCCAGCAGTAGAAAAAGCGCATGCAGTATTTATCTATGAGCCGGCTGGCATGCTCCAGCAGCTTGCGGAGCTGCGTGTCATAATCGGTTACCGAGCTAATGTTCAGATAGGCATCTGATTTTAATGTGGTCAGGTCAGCATAGCTATTCATCGTTACCTCTCAAGCTATTGCTCCACCCGCAAAACGGGCAGTGTAGAACCCCTTCTCCTGTCTTTTCCAGACTCCAGGCACACACCGGGCAGTCAGTCCGCTGGTAAGGCTGTTGCTGTTCGCACGCTTTTTTCATAGCCAGAATATCATCACCAGCAGCCATCACATCACCTCCTATTATGGCTTCCACTTTCGGGCTATCCAGCCATATTTATTCCTGAGCTTGAGTAGAGCCCCCGCGTGCGGATAGATAGCATTTGGCTCAAATATCCTCCACTCGCGGGGATATGCCAGCACCATATTAAAGGCATGGTACATGCCATCAGGCGTGTCTCCCCAGACCTGCAGGCAGTTCAGCCCGTAGTAGAATGAGCTATCTGCCGATGCCTTCTTGGAGTAATCGTCGCAATCCAGTCTCTCCTGCTGAGCATAAAACTCCGCCGGATAGGTAAGGTATTTTACCAAATGTCTCCAGTTAGCTAGAGTAGTAAAGTAAAATTGGGCATCGGGCAGGTCACCTGCTGCCACCATCGGAACCAGCCTAAGCTCCGTCAGCATGGCAAATACCTCTGACCAGGGCAGCGTGTAAACCGGAGACAGCGATGCCCTGACCGGAGGCATAAAGTCCATGCCCTCAGTAGTATCTGTGACCGGGCTGGGGGGATGCATAAGTCCCCCCAGCTTCAGCTTCAGGGTATTAACTAGGTCTCCCAATCTGCACATAGCTGGTTATCACTCGTCAGCTATCATGGCTAGCCAGTAGACCTGGACCCCGTTGGTCACATTGTCACTGGGATTGATGGTAAAGGACGTAGAATTTACCGAGGATGGGTATAAAGTCTGGTCTCCGCCGGGGTCAGCAGCCCATGACAGCCATATCCGCGTGGGGGTACTCCCCAGCCCATGATTCACGACTACCCCTGCTCCGCTACCTGCAGTCAGGTTATCACTGATGCCGCTGTCACGGTTAGCTACCACGGCGGTCCCCGATATAGTCGGGCTGGTCAGGGTAAAGCTGCTCGCCGTCCCCCCGCTGATAGTAGCCGTGGTGATTTCTACATCCCCATTGGTGCCATCCAGCTTGAGGATGGTGGCTCCGGTGCTCTTTTTGGTGAAGTACAGGTCGCCCCCGGACCATTTGCTGGCTACCTTGGTAATCGCTGCCGGCGCCTCACCACCTGTCACCGGGGGAGTCTCTACCGGCTGACAGCTAACAAGCATAGCCAGCAAACCCAGCAGCACGGGCAGCATCACCAGCAGGACTGATGCTTTCTTTTTCATGGCTTACCTCCACTTTCTATTGATGCCTTCATTGCCTCAGGGCTTAGAATTGCCCTGTGCTTAATCGGGAAGGGGAGAGCTTTTGCCCTCCCCTTCTTCTTGTTTTTACGGTGCTCTGATTTTTTCACCAGCCGTTACCCCTTAGTCCACGGAGCTAACCGGCACTTCCTGCGGATAGCGGTCTCTGAGCAGGGCAATAGCACCCACCACACAAGCACTCATGGAACCTCCCGGGGCGAGCGACACCCTGACATAGGGATAGCCGGATGACAGAGCTGCCGGGTCAACAAAGACCCTGACCACCTTGTTGTCATCAGTGGCGGCTATGGTTATGCCCGAAGTGGTAGCAGCGGTAACCGCCCCCATGCTATCCGTGCCCACTGCCGAGCTCTTCTGGTAGTTGAAGGCGATGGCGCTGGAGTTTGATGGAGTAGTATCATCGCACTCCTCTACCGTCAGGGTCACGGTATCCCCGGTGATGGCGCCAAAGATGACGTCAATCTCAACCTCATGCGCCTCTTTAGCACCAATGACATCGGTATAGGTCGTGCTGGTGGTGATGTCTGCCGGCGCCAAGGCTGGCACCACATGGACTTCCTGAAGTTTATTTGCCATTTCGTTTTTACCTCCGTTGATTATTTCCGGTCAAAGGGGGAGGTGATTAACCTCCCCCTTTAGCTACTCTAGGCTCTCTCAGCCAGCGTCACAAACGGGCTCAGGGTGTTTGAGCCCTTATACGGGGTTAGAGCTGAGTTCCAAGTCGGCTGCCCATCAATCCGATAGACAAAGCGGAACGCTGTCTCGTCATAGACGAACTTAACGTGAATGGAAGTAGCGCTCTGCATCGCCCCCTTGTCAATGAGCAGGTACTGGCTGAAGTCGGCGAGGATGATATCACCCTTGTCTCCAAGGGTGGAGCACTGCTCAATTGGCAGGACTGGTCGGGCAAAGAGCGTCCCGTATGGCTGCCCAGATAGCCCGTTGGCGGGCATATAGACCGGTATGCCGCCGGTGCCCACTGCCAGGCTCATGGTGTAGAGCTGTGGCTCAATATCCTGGTTAATCAGCCAGACGGCATTCTGCCGTGACCTGCCATACATCCGGCTCCACATCTTGATGATGTTCTCGGTAACTATGGTGTCGGCGTCCTGCCCGCTCTCCTTGCTGACGGTAACCAGGCACGGGCTGTTGAGGATACCGAGCGGTTTGCCGGCACCATCGCCCCGGACTATGGCATCGTCAATCTTGAAGCCGAACTCCTCGGAGAATGCCTGCTTGATGATAGACTCAAGGGCAGTGGCATCCTGGAGCATCTCGTCGGTAGCGTAGCACAGCCCTACCAGCTTTTTGAGCTCAAGGCTCATCTGGCGGAACTGTGGCGTTGATGCCGTCTTGCTGCCTGCCTCCGCCGCCCAGTATGCCTGCACGCCACCCCAGCGGGAGCCGTCAGCCCGGCTGGTCTCGTTGACTGCCGGGATTTTGATGCCGTTGGCATTGGCTCCAACGGGGATGCGCCGGCAGCGGGAAGCAAGGATGCCGGTCTCGTAGGTGCGCTTTAGGATTTCGTCAACGAATTCCTGCTCTACCAGGAAGCCGCCATCGGCCGGCACGGTCTCGGATAGCCCAGTTGCCTTCAGTCTCGGATCAACCGCTCCGCCGGTGTCTGCCCTGACCACTGCGGTCAGGAATTCGCCGAATGACTTCCACGGCTTGTCCCCCTCGTCCTGAATAACCTTGACCTCGGGGTCCTCAGAGCCGGGCTGGAACTTGGATATCGGCTCCTTGAGCTGATTGACTGCTTCAGTAGCCGCCTTGTGCCGCAATTTCGGCAATTCTCTCTTCGGTTAAAGTTTCCATCTGCTTACCTCCTGAATGATTTTTTGTTGGGAAATAAAAAAGCCCGCTTAATGCGGGCTAAAGGTTGGGGGAACGTAGCTGGACTAGATTTCTACCTTCCCCTGAGCCTTGGCGATGACCTTTGAGACCTCGCCTTTAACAATCTCTACCACCCGCTCAAGGGTTACCTCCGGCTCGGTCTGCTTATCATCGTCCTCTGGCTTCTCTGGCTCGGCTGAGTCAAGAACCTCCTGCGCCAGCTGCTTGATTTGCTGCAATCGCTCCCGGTTCTTTTTATTCAGCACGGCGCCCACTTTCTCTAGTATATCAACGGGGATGTCGCTCCCCGGCTGGCGCATGATTTCCCTTACCAATCCCCAAGCTAACTCTTTGTTCTCATCATTCAAGCCTTCGGACTGAATGCTGGTAATGAGATAATCAATCTCATCCTTGATTTCTCCCTGCGTGATACCCTTTTCCCAGGGAGGCTCGCGGTCAAACTCCCGGTAGTGTTTGGCTAAGTGCGCTTTGACGCCGGGAATATCCTTTTCCGGAATATCCACGCCACCCCTGGCTCCCATGATGGCAGCTCCAGCGGCAGCCACCGCCTTCCAGACCACGGCGTGCTGCCCTGATGCTCTATGATGAGGTAATTTATAGGCAGTCTTGTTATCTGAATTCTCCGAGTCTACCCAGGCACACATCACCTTCAGGTCATCTATCTCCGCTTGCCTCACCTCTCTAGCAGCATCCCAATCACCCTCTTCGTCCTTGGGTGTGCCGTTAGGATGGGATGCCTGATAGGATATAGCGCCTTTTACCTCTGCATTGTCCATGTTGACCTCCTCCTGCCCGGGACCGGGACGCTCTATTCTCCGGCACTGCCCGCCGCACTTGGGGCACTTGGTCTCCCGGCAGTGTTCTTCGCTTTCAAACTGATATCCACACTTCAAGCACTCGCACATATAGGACTTCGCTTCCTTAGCATGATCCCTCACCCACTGCTCGGCCTCTTCCATCGTCCATTTGTCCTTGTCAAAGAGGTAGGTGATGTTCTTCTTGCAGTCCACGCAGTAGAGGGCTTTGATACCCTTCTCATCGCTGATAGTTATGGTGCGGATTTTATGTCCATCATGCTTACCTTCCTCTCCAGGCACCGGCACACGGTGGTAATTTTCAGTGGTCTCAGGCTTGGTGATTGCCTCAAATTCCTTGGTGGTTATTACCCCAGCGTCCCTGGCAGCGACCAGGGCATCAGGGTTAGCCGGCACGGGCACGATGGAGATTTCCAGAAGCTCTGCTTTAGTATAGGTGCGCCGTGGCTCCTTCTCCCCGTCACCATCATTCCATTCTCTGGGAATGAAGCCGACCGACTCTGCCTTCAGATAGCCGTTCTCCACCAGCCTCCTGACAATATCGGCAAACTCGTAGGTGCCTTCTGGGGGGAACTCCACCGTATTTTTCAGACCGCCATCGTCCACCCAGACCTTGGGTGCCTTGCCGATAGGCAGCCCCCGGTAGTCATGCCCATACATGATAACGGGATTCTTTTTGAAGTTTTTCAGGTCCCAGGCGGTAGGCAGGATGACCTCACCATCCCGGTCAATCCCGCCGGTAGAGGCAATGAACTCAAACGTCCGCTCCCCCAACCGCTTTACCTCGCAGTCCAGGACCTTCCTTATCATTTCAGCCATGATAATTTGCCTCCTGATTTCAGATTACAGGATTAAATATACACCGGCACTGTGGGTGAACTGGGATAATGCCGTGTGATTCCTTCACCGGATAGATAGTCCCATGTAGCGCCATGCACGCATCACACAGCCTTTCGTCAAGCGCTGCGTAGAACTCCACCTTCTCCACACCCTGCGCCTCATAGGCTTTGAGGCTGCCCTCACTGGATGCAGCTATCACCTCAGTCCGGGCGACTATCGGCGCTCGGCGTCGGTAGCCATTCTCGTAAAACTGCCGTATCCGCCTGGTTAGCTGTGGAACACTCTCGCCCTGTGAAAAGCCCTCAGCCAGCACCGCCCTCAATTCCTCCTTGGTAGTGCCGTTGACCATTTTGGCAAGCTGAAGTGACCTTGTGGCTATCCACTCCAGGGCAGCCTGGTCCAGGAACTCGTCCTGCTTATACGCCTCGGTATGTGGATTTTCGGGTTTTAACCCAGCAATACTCTGCCGGTAATGCTCCTCGTAGACCCCGGCAATTAAAGGCTTGAACGCCTCGGAAAACCGTTTCTGGGCAGCATCATAATCAAAATCGGCATTGCCGAACTTCTCCAGATTTTCAATTACCTCCGCCTGCTGCTCATCAAACAGGGTCTTCAGCATCCTGTAGAAGATGCGTTCCTCACCCTCGGTCTTGGCGGCATAAACCCGCCACATCGCCTCTTTTTGCTCTTCACTAATAGCCTTAGTTTCAACAACCGCTGAAATCTGCTTTGCTGTCTCCAGCAGTATGCTCATCGGCAGCAGAAAAGTGCCACCCTTCAGATCCTGTATGCTGTGCCCCAGAAGCTCAAGGGCAAACTCACGGGTATAAACCCCCGCCCTCACCATCCGTTCCACCTCATCCACCAGGGAAGCCCTGTCCTCTGGCACCGGGTTTTCAAAGTCAAACTTGAGTTTCTCGTCAAATAGTGGGCAGAGCTGCTCATTAAAAGCCTCTTTAAATCTGGTGAGCGCCGGTTTGACCACATACTTGGCAAAGATATACTCATCCGCCTCTGCCCTGGCACGGCTGCCCACCTCGGCAGCCCCGAGGAGAGATTCAGGCACATGGTAAGCAGCCAGTATCACATCCCTGGTAACCTTGCGCAGCTCTTTGAAGTCCAGATCACGGTTGGTCATGGTGACGTTATTGATTTTCATGCCACCCCAGAGGAAAGCTGTCTTATATGCCTTTCCCCAGCCCTTATGACGCTCATCCCACTGCTGCATCAGCTGCTTGCGCTCCTCAGCAGTAGGAGGCGTCATCTCGGGGGGCACCTCTATCGCCAGCCCCGGTCGGGCATCGTTGAAGAACAATTTACTCTGGTACCGGGCGGCATAGCGCTCACTATCCAGGTCAGAGGAGATGCTATGCGCCGCGCCGATACCCCGGTAGGGATTCGCTGGATTCGGGTCCATGATATGTATGACCTCTGGCAGTTCCAGCCTGATAGTTTTAGTGCCACGGCGGAACTCATAGTGTGAGATGTAGTTCTGCTTATGGGGCACGATATACATGTAGCCCGGCGGAGCCAGCCAC